GTAGCTGTTGTACCGCTCGATCAGCTCAGCCAGAGCGCCGGCATACACGACGCGGCGGTAGAGGTGGAGCAACTGGCTTTCACCTTTGATCTGCTCGCTAGGGACCGCTGCCAGGGTGTCGTGCCCTTCGGCTTGGCGCGCTGCGCGGTAGCCGGCGAGCTCGCGATTGGCCTCGATCATGGCGTTGACGGTGGCCACTTCGAGGCGGTCGTCGGTGACGCTGGAGTCGATACGCATGGCGGCGCGCAGGTGCTGGCCGTCGATCTCAGGCCAGAAGTCCGCATTGCCAATCGGGTAGGCGTCACTTGGGGTGCCGCCAGCGACAAATCCGCTCATGCCTATCACTCGAAATAAGTCGGCGGTGGTCGGGGCGTCACAGCAAGGCCAAGGAGTGAAACCTGCTGATCAGCCCCGAGCCGCCGGGGTTGCGGGGGACCGCTCGGTTAGCTGGCGGTGCCAGCGTGTTTTTTGAGGAGCCGCTCGACGTTGCCCAGGTCGGTTTTGCCACCGCAGGCGTCGTGCAACTCAATGGCTCGCGTGAGGGCAACTTTCGCTGCGTTCAAACGCTCCAGGGCATGGGCGTCAATCTGCTCAGTGTTCACGGACTTGAGCGCGGTTTTGCCAATAGCCAGGAACAGCTTGGCGCGCGCCTGATCCGGCATGTCGTGCTCGGCAGTGAGTTCGCGGGCGCGCTCCAGAATTACGGGGTCAAAGCTGCCGCCGTCTGGCTTGAGGGCTTTGAGAGCGGCTTCGGCTACTTCTTCCGCCACGACGCAGCCGGTAGAACGGTTGAATCGGTCCGGCATTTTCAGGCCGTACTGCAAAACGTAGGCAGCCACGTCCAGCCCGCCGGAGAAATCGCCGGCGTCAAACCGCCAGAGCATGGTGGTCACCACAACATCGTCCTGAGCGCCCCGGCCCGCCGAGAGCACCCCCTCAATGTATGGCGCGTACTGCGGCAACAGTTCGACCTTGAGGGCCGCTTTGGCTTCGGTGGATTGCAGGTTGCTAAGACGCAGTTGGTCCTGGTGGAGCTGGGCCATCTGCACTTCATAGCCGGTAGCACCTTCCATGAGCGCGGCTGGTGCGTTCTGGGCGGCCTCCATGGCAGCGCGTTTACGCTGCTGGTTGGCTTGGGCAAGGGTCAGGCTCATGGCTTACGCGACCTCGATTTTTTCGACCAGCGCGGCGAGGCCGAAGTCCTCGATCACGTAAGCGTCATTGGAGGACTGGTAGTCCGCAATGCGGTCGTATTCCGGCTCGTCTTTCAGGTGACGGCGGCGCCCGCTTTCCTGCCAGTAGATCGACAGGTTGGACAGGGTGGTAACCAGCACGGTGTTGTCCGGGAAAAACGGTGCGTCGACGATGGGCAGGCCACCGACGCGAGCACGGGCGGTGATTTCTTGGGCCGCGTTTTCTTCCTGGTTGGACGCAGCGCCTTTCTCGACAGCGGTCAACAGCTTGTCGTGCATCAGGTTGCGCGAGATGAGGACGACCAGGTCCGGTCGGCTGCGGTGCCATGGGTCCAGCATCTGCACGGCATCGAAAACGAGACCGTCGAGGTTTTTGTAGTCGCCCGCAGCGCCTACGGTGACCTTGCCGGCAGTGGCACCGGAGTCGAGTACGCGGTCAGGCGCGGTGGTGCGAATTTTCTGCAACCAGCCGATGTTGACGTCCTGGCCGAGCGGGTTGGTGGCGCGGTTGGTGTTGGCAGCGGCGGAAGTGCCGTTGAAGCCGACCATGATGCGGTCCAGTGCCTGGCGCAGGGCGATGGCTTTGGACAGCTTGACCTGGAAGTCCGGGAACTTCGCCCATGCATCCAACAATGCGTATGGGAACGACGTGTCGTAGTTGGTTTTTTTGCAGGTGTATTCATCCTTGGTCAGGTTGGACACATTGGCCGGGTTGCGGCGGCCGCCGGCGCTGGTATCGGTACGGCTCGCAATGGGGCCGTTAACGCCCAACAGGAGGGCTTCGCCGCTTTGCTCGGTCACACCGATGATATTGATGCGAGTCAGGAAGCCATCGGACTCCTGAATGGCGACTTCCAGCTTCTGCTGGACGCTCGGCTCGACGTTGAATTTTTCCGCAGCGCTAGGCACGGAGTTCAGCAGAGCGATCTGCACGGCCAGGGCGTTAAACGCTAGGCGGGTTTCTTTACGCATGGGGTGTTTCTCCGATTAGTGCGGGCTTCGCGGGGTGTCAGAAGGTGGTCAGGGCCTGGCCGTTTCCACCCGAAACCGGGGGGCGTTGTTGCTGGCTGTGGTCCTCGGTATCGCCGAGACGTTTCACCAGAGCGGTCAGCTCGCCTTCCAGCTTGGTGACCTTGGTGGACAGCTCCTGGTGGTCCTTCTGCTCTTTGGCGAAGGCTTCGCCTTGCTCCTTGGCATGGGAAGCAAGCGCCTCCACTGCCTCGGTCAGCTCGGAGAACTGGGCGTCGTCCTTGACGGATTTGTCCTTGCTCTTGCCGAGGACATCCATCACCCGATTGAACAGGCCGAGGGCCTTGTTTTCGGGTTCAGTCACTTCCTCGAATTCGATTACCGACTCTTCGGCTGCAGTGAACAGGTTGTCTTTGTCCTGTTTGCGAGTGGCCAAAGTGCCGTGCTGGGCGCTGAATTGCAGGGCTTCGGTGCCGAGGCTTGCAGGCGTATCGGTGAGCGCCAGGCCAACCAGATAGGCCTTGCCGGTGTCGGCGAACTTCGGTGATACCTCGGCGGAGGTGTAGATTTTCTGGCCCTTTTTGTTCAGGGCGAGACCAGCTTCGTTTGGCTCGATCTGGGCAAACAGGGCGAGCTTTTTCTTGCCGCCGAGCTCAACTTCCTCAGCGCTCAGGGAAATTACGTCGCCGTAGGAGCCGAACGGCGACTCAGGCAGCAGGCTCTTGATGTGCTCGCAGTTGACGCGGGCGCCGTAGAGGTTTCGGTCGTAGTTGGTCGCCATGTCCTCAATCCACTGGCGTTCAATTACGCGGCCGTCGGTGGTGGAGCCTTCGAGGGCGATGCGGAATTTCTTGGAGCGGAATTTCTTGGCTGTGGCGCTCATGTGGTGGTGTCCTCAATGCGGTGGCGGCAGTGCCGTTGCGTTGAGGGCATGGTCGACAGAGGGGAGGGGCGCGGCAACGCGCTGAGGGTGTAACGGGGCGCGCTACAGGGCTGGACTGTAGGGGCTCGCGCGTGTGAGCGGCAGCATCGGCGCCATGAATGCCATCGTCGATCTGCCCACTGACCCCCGCCGTCATGCCAAACACCTGTATTGGCAGGGCTTTCGCGTGTGCGAAATAGCCGAGTTGACCGGCGAGAAGGAAAAGACCCTGCACAGCTGGAAGGCTCGCGACGACTGGGACCGCGCGACGCCACTGGAGAGAATCCAGGCCGCTACCGAAGCGCGGCTTGTGCAGCTGATTCTCAAAGATCCAAAGAGCGGGGCGGACTACAAGGAAATTGACTTGCTCGGCCGGCAGTTAGAGCGCCAGGCACGAATTCAGCGTTTCCAGGACGGTGGCACCGAAACCGAACTCAACCCCGAGCTGGAAAAGCGCAATGCGGGGCCAAAGCGTAAGCCCAAGCGCAACGAGTTCACAGAGGAGCAGATCGAGAAACTACTCGAGGCTTTTCTCGACGAGAGTTTCGGTTACCAAAAAGACTGGTACCGGGCGGGTGAGCAGCGCACCCGCGTCATCCTCAAAAGTCGTCAAATTGGTGCCACGTTTTACTTTGCCCGCGAGGCGTTGCTCGACGCCCTGACCACCGGGCGTAACCAGATTTTCCTGTCGGCCAGCAAGGCGCAGGCGCATATTTTCAAAGCCTACATACAGGCCTTTGCGCGCGATGTGGCGGGCGTCGATGTTTCTGGCGATCCGATCATTCTTGGCAATGGCGCCGAGCTGCATTTCCTGGGGACCAACGCCCGCACCGCACAGGGCTATCACGGCAACTTCTACTTTGACGAATTCTTCTGGACCTACAAATTCCAGGAGCTCAACAAGGTCGCCAGCGGCATGGCGATGCAGAAAAAATATCGTCGGACCTACTTCTCGACGCCCAGCTCGATGGCTCACGAGGCGTACACATTCTGGACCGGGGAGCGGTTCAATAAGGGCAAACCGACCGCGCAACAGATCAAGCTAGACGTCAGCCACAGCTCATTGCAGCAGGGCCGATTCTGCGAGGACAACATCTGGCGGCAGATCGTCACGATCCTCGACGCGGAGCAGCGTGGGTGCGATCTGTTCGATATCGACGAGCTGCGCCGAGAGTACGACGCCGCTGCTTTCCAGAACCTGCTGATGTGCCAATTCGTGGACGACGGCGCGAGCATCTTCCCGCTCGCATTGTTGCAGCCGTGCATGGTGGACAGCTGGACCGAATGGGCCGAGGACTTCCGCCCGTTCCACGCGCGCCCCTTCGGCGAGCGTCAGGTCTGGGTTGGCTACGACCCTGCGGAAAGCGGCGACTCGGCTGGCTTGGTTGTTGTAGCGCCGCCACTGGTGCCGGGCGGCAAGTTCCGCGTTCTAGAGCGCCACCAGTTCCGGGGGATGGACTTCAACAGCCAGGCCGAAACCATCCGGCAAGTTACCCGGCGCTACAACGTCACCTACATCGGTATCGACACGACCGGGCTCGGCAGCGCCGTGGCGCAGTTGGTCCGCCAGTTTTTCCCAGCCCTCAAGACGTTCACCTACAACCCCGAGGTCAAGACGCGTCTCGTGATGAAAGCCTGGGACGTGGTGAACAAGGGCCGGTTGGAGTTCGACGCCGGATGGACTGACGTAGCGCAGTCGCTTATGGCGATTCGCAAGACCATCACCCCGGGCGGGCGCCAATTCACCTACACAGCCGGCCGCAACGACAACACCGGCCACGCCGACCTGGCGTGGGCACTCTTCCACGCCCTGCACAACGAGCCGCTCGAAGGCCAAACCAAGGCCAACACCGGCATCATGGAGATTTTCACATGAGCAAAAACCGCAAACGCCACCAGGTGGCAACCACTACGCAACCGCGCGAGGTGGAGGGCGAGCTCCTGGTCCAGAAGGGCGACGGCGAGTCGGTCGCGTTCAGCTTTGGTGACCCGGCGCCGGTGCTCGATGGCCGCGACATTCTCGATTACCTGGAGTGCTGGGCAAACGGACGCTGGTACGAGCCGCCGGTATCGCTGGAGGGGCTGGCCAAGTCGTCGAAGGCGAGCGTCTATTTGCAGTCAGGTTTGATCTTCAAACGTAACGCGCTGGCCCGCACCTTCATTCCCCATCGTCTGCTCAGTCGGCAGGCGTTCGAGCAAATCGCCATGGACGTTGGCTGGTCCGGCAACCTGTACCTGGAGAAGCGCGACAACATGCTCCGACAGGCAATCGGTTTGCAGCCGTGCCTGGCAAAGTACGTGCGCCGGGGGGTGGATTTGGAGACCTACTACCAGGTGCGGGGCTGGCGTGATGAGCACGAATTCAAGCGCGCCAGCATCTGCCACCTGCGGGTGGCAGATATCAACCAGGAGGTTTACGGGCTGCCCGAATGGCTGCCGGCGTTGCAAAGCGCGTTGCTCAATGAAGCCGCTACGCTATTCCGCCGCAAGTACTACCAGAACGGCAGTCACGCCGGTTTCATCCTGTACATGACCGACCCGGCCGGCAACGAGGACTTTGTATCTGACCTGCGCACCGCGATGCGCAACAGCAAAGGGCCAGGCAACTTCCGCA